GTGAAAACAAAAAAAGCTAAAAATTCCTTGCAGGTCATCCTCAAGAATCGGCACAAAAAATTTGGAACATTCTGCCGCATCGCAGGCAGAACATCAGATCTCTCTTTGGCGTGTCAATCACAGCCCATGATCGATGCACAATTAATGTCCGCTCGTGCCATCATCAATACGCCAGGGGAAGACCGTGAAGGTGACATAATAGTCCCTAAAGGCGTACACCTCGAAAATTTCAGCAAGAATCCAGTTGTACTTTGGGAACACGGTTTAGGTGAAATCACCCGCCCCATTGCCAAGTGTCAACATCCCGATGGCAACCTGGCATTAGAAGTCGAAGAGAGTCAGATCTTAGCGACCTCTTACTTTACAGATAAATCTTTGGAGTCGATGCAGATTTTTCATCTCATTGCTGAAGGACTGGTAAGGGCAACATCAGTTCGAGCAGTTCCCATCAAATCTTCCACGAGAAAAACATCGAATAATGGTGTGGGAATCATACTTGAAGAATGGGAACTGATTGAGTGGTCTTGGGGTGCATTGGGCGTAAACCCAGATGCCATAGCAAGAACTATTGATAAAGGAACAATTGAAGGTCGCAATATTGCGGAGCCACTTTTGAAATCACTCAAATCCGTTCTTCCTTCAAAGAAACATAAGATACCCGGTTGGACAAATTCCACAAAAAAAATGTTGCGAGAAAAGAATGATAAAGTAAATGACGACCTGCCTCAGGCAGCTGGCAAGATAAGCACTCAATCAAAGGATAAAGATTGTGTGGCAAACGAACCTGTCAAATCAGATAAACAAAAAGATGTGCATCGATCAAAATCAAGTCTGCAGGAGATACAAAATAAGACAAATTTAACGAACATCCCTGTTTCTGAACTCACAAACCGGAAAACAGAAAATGTGCCTTTAGGGGCACAGATATTGAAGTTCATTCAGTCTTCCATCAAACAATTGACGACGCATGTTGTTTCCACATCTTTTGCTTTGGAAAACGAGCAGATTAAATCGTTTTTAAATACATTTCTGCTCTCTCTTGAAAACGAACAAGCCGCTTTAGCTAACTTGTATATAGGCAATTATTCTCACCTCAATATCGAAGAAATAAATCCGTATGAGAATGATCCATTCACACGGTCTTCAACAGCTTGTCTGGATTCCGAGATGATTAGTCAACTGCGAAATTCAGATTATTATGGTCGCTTAATAAAATTGTCACAGTCGGGAAATTTGACAATTCATCAGCGTCAATTATTGACTGAAATACTAAAACAGATAAGTCCTAATCGTCATAGGCAGCTTTCCTATGATGAAAAGACGCTAGAGAGAAATGTTGAAGGACTTTCGCAAGCAGTCGTAGAACTAAAACAAAAAATATCTGATCTACTGCCTGCCTGAATGAAAACAGCACAACTAAGAATAGAGCGCTTGAGATTTACATACAGTATCTCTGGATAAAATATTGATTTAATGAAACATAAAAAACAGTTAGAAGAAAGGACATATTTAATGTCTGAAACACTCGAAGAAAAAGTAAAGTCTCTCTCATCAAATATTAAAAATCTGACCCAAAGTGTAGATCTGTTAAACAGCCCGGACATGAGTGGAGTCCATCAAGATAGTCAGGGCCGACCTTCCAGTTACTGGCAAGCAGAAGAGAAGGAAACCGCTCTAGTGGCGTTGGATAAATCCCATTCAAAAAATTTACGAACTTTACCAGTCGGCTATAAACCATATTCAGAATTTGATTCGTTTGGAGAATTCATTCGGTGTGGATTTAAAGATCGCAGTGAAGTCATTGCCAAGACGAAGAAGTCCTGGGGAATGTGTAAAGCGATTCAAGGTATGTCAGAAATTGTGGGAGCCGATGGTGGAATTGCCGTTTTGCCCGAATTCCATCAGGAAATTCTAACCCGTATTTATCAAAACGACATTGTCAGCAGGACGGATCACTATCAAGTTGCTGGAAATAACATGACTTTCCCGACTGATTCTGAAACGACTCGTGCCGATGGATCACGCGCTGGTGGACTACGCGCCTATTGGGTAGGAGAAGGCGATCCACTTACGGGAACTACGCCTAAACTTGGTGAAACATCACTGAAACTTCATAAATTAGCAGTGTTGGTGTACTTGACTGAAGAATTAATCAATGACAATGGGATGGCTCTTGAATCATATGTCAACAAAAAAGTGACAGAAGAAATGGAGTTTGTATTAGGCGAATCTATCTTTAATGGAAACGGGGTCAGTAAGCCGTTAGGGATTATGCAATCAACGGCTAGAGTATCTGTCCCCAAGGAAGCCGGTCAGGCAGCCAATACAATTTTGGCTGAAAATATTCTGAACATGTGGAGTCGAATGAAGGCTTCATCAAGAATGAATGCTGCCTGGTTTATAAATCAGGATACCGAACCTCAACTTCATCAGATGAGCCTGGGAGTCTCAACTGCAGGAGGACAATTAGTCTATATGCCACCTTCTGGTTTGTCTGACAACTCCTATGCAACGTTAATGGGACGCCCCGTTATACCAACAGAGTTTAACGAAACTTTGGGAACCGAGGGGGATATCATGTTAGCTAGTCTGGATGATTATATCACCATCAGCAAAGGAGCAATCGAGCAGGCTGAGTCAATGCATGTAGAGTTCCTCACAGACCAGTTGGCTTTACGCTTCATCATGCGAATTGATGGAAAACCCTGGGAAACTCAACCATTAACCCCATACAAAGGTACTGCTACTCAATCCAGCTTTGTCACTCTGGCAACACGCGCTTAGTGGCATGATGAAGAATTATAATTCCCATTCAAGAATCAAAATCGAGAAGGATCTCATTCAATGTTTAATAAAGAATTCCTGGAAAATCACGATATTATTCCCGCCTTCATGCCAGTTGACTTGGCAACCGCTGCCAATACTGGAGACCGGGTTAATCTGAAAAATTATGATCGTTGTCTCTTTATCTTGTTGGCCTCCATTGGAACCGCGGGAGATGACCCTGTGGTCTCTGCACTGCAGCACGATGCCGCAACTTCTGGCAATTCGAAGGCTCTGAATTTTTCTCGCATTCGGCATAAAGTAGGTGCGACTGATATCAATGCCGTTGGTCAATTTTCTCTCGCCGAACAAACGGAAGCCGCAAGTTTCGACACTGCATCCATTGATGGTGCAGAAAATGAGGCACTGATCGCCATTGAGGTCCTGGCCGATGACTTAGACTCTGATAACGGCTTCACTTTTGTTTCATTTAACGTGGCAGACGTTGGGGCAAACGCACAGCTCGGAGCAGGATTTTATATTCTTCAGGGAGCTGATTACGTCAATGAAATAAAACAGTCTGCTATCGCATGATGCCTCTTTCGCATTTTCTTCAGTCAGGAAAAATTGCTGGGAACTACCACAGATGAATCAGAGATTAAAACAATCAGCCAAAACATCTCAAATTGAATCCTTGGCAGAACGGATTTTTATTCAAATGTGTGTCACCACACATCAAGGATTTGATGAATCACACTATGTAAGAAGAGCCTATAAGTTAGCCAAAGCCTTCTATCAAACTGTTGGTGACGAAAAAACATCGTCAAATGTGAAAGAAGCAACGATGAAAAAATGATGGTCATAGCTATGACCATTTGCAGGAATGATTTGGTTCACTATTTCAGATAATGAATGAAAGAACTCTCAGGGAGACAAATTGAAGATGGCATTAACAGACAAGGCAACAATTAAAACGCTTCTCGGCATCAGTGATACGTCATTGGATGCTGCGATCGATTTAATGATCCCACAGGCTGGTGCCATCATCAAAGGTTATTTGCAGCGAAATATCGAACAAGCGACGTACACAGAGTTCTACAGCGGCTCAGGCGATAAGGTTCTGTTACTTAACCAAACCCCAGTGCAATCAATCACTTCAGTTCATTTAGATAGTGACGGATATTATGGGGACGGCACGGAGGCTTTCCCCGCCTCTTCTGTATTGGTTGAGGGAACGGACTTTGTTCTCCAGAAAGATGACGCAACGAATACAGAAGTCAGTAAAAGTGGGATTGTCTATCACACGGGTAAAGGCTGGCCTCGCCCTTCCTCCCGACTACAAGGGCAATTAACAAGTGCTCCCGGTCTAGGAATAGGGAATATCAAAGTCGTTTATGTTGCCGGATGGGCGACTGTGCCATCTGACATTCAGTTCGCGGCTAACAAATTGGTGATCTCGATGGTTCAATCCATTGATCACGGTGGTCGCGTTGAGTCGGAATCGATTGAGGATTACTCCTACACACTTGCTGGATTCGAAGACGAAGGAAAGTTCCTTGATTCGGTCAGAGGATCGTTGGCTCATTACAAGAAGGTTGTGATCTGATGGTAAGCGTAGCTCAACTAAACAGACTATATCTAAAAATGCCTGGCACAGAAGCCATTACGCTGACGACGAAACGGGGTGTGAATAATGATACCGTGGAAACCCAAAGCGTCTCTCATGCCTGGATGCGGGATATTACGCGGGATGATGTAGCCCGCGGACTTGTCACATCAGCTTCAGAGGGCATTGTCTGGAATATTCCTAACCTATTATTGGCGGGCAAAGAGATTGAAACAGGCGACGCCATCACGGATTCGAATAGTGTAGTCTGGACAGTGATTTCTATCTCATGTGTGCGATCACAAACTCATTGGCGTTGTATTTGCAGGAGAGAGAAATGACAGCCATTCTGGAATCTATCCTGACAACGGTGAAATCAGAAATCGAATTTTTGACTCTGACCGATATCGCAGATGATTCGATTATTATCCAGAAAGTACCCAGCACGCGAAATTTTACCAGTACAGATTTCCCGGCAATTTTAATTGCACCAGGTACACCGAAATATAACTCGAAGGAGGGAACAAATGAGAGAGATCAGATCGAATATCAAGTTGGTGTTTTTATCGTGGACGCAGATCAACAGAATCAAATACTTAACAGAAACAAGTATTTAACCTGGTATGAAACGATTGTAAAGAAGTTTCGCACTCCTCGTTTAGCGGGCGTGGATTCCGTAGTCAACAGTTACGTATCCCCTGGGGCGGTTGTAGACCCAGGATGGTTTGAAGCCGGAGAATATCACGCAGGGATGACCCTGTGGTTTATCAGTTGGGAGACAAGATAATGGCAGAATATGAATTCAGCACCGAGACGGAACAGACCATCTCAATTCGAACGACTCACGGTAGATTGAAGTTCAGGACAGATATGGCTACTGCGAAAAAACTGTATGCCGAAATGAAAGGCATGAGCTTGGATCAACTCGAAGCCCTCATACCACAGATCACAACTGAGAAAGGATCGCGGCCATGTCTAAAGAAATTGACATCGAAGATCTCGGAGAGTTCCTCGACGGAATCGTCGTCGTCACACAAAAGCCCAAATGCAAAAGTGTGATGCAGAAAATTGTCGAAGATACGAAAGAACAGATCAATACTGGATTCCAGCAAGGCATTTCTCCGACTGGATCAAAATGGCCTGCTCTGAAACAGCCGAGACCACCACACAGGAATCAGAACAATAAACCGCTGCTTGATACTTACAAACTTCAGGAGAGTGTGACAGAAAAGACAGCAGGCCATCTCGAAACAGTCAGCGATGAAGGATTGACTCTCGGGACGTACGTTGAATATGCAAGCACGCATCAAGAAGGATCAGGACTAATACCTCAGCGACAATTCCTGGGTTTCAATGAGAAGGTAACACATAGTGCGACTACCAAGGTCGCTGATTCAGTCATTCAACAAATCGATAAACTATGAGGAAAATAAAATGACCACTCCCGAAATCGGAACATTCGGACTAATTGCCTTTGATACGGCCCTGCCTTTTGATGTCAGCTCAATTCCGATTGAGATCATCCTCCCAGAGTCATTGGTCGAGACTGCTGAGATCATCGAAACTAATGGCATGACGGGCACGACAGACCACAATAAAGAACGCACGCGTGAAGGGTTAAAGCGAGTGTCAGGTAGTATCAAAATTGCCTGCTCACGAATCGCCCTGGACACTCTGTTGCCTTATATCTGCGGAACGGCAGAAGCGACAAATGTGTTCGCTCTAGCTGACACTTTGCCTGAGTTCCTGCTGCTGATCGATCGTGGTGCCAAAGTCTACACATACACCGGCTGCCGGATTGCGAAGGCCACATTCAGCGGAGCGAAGGGCGACTTCTTGTTTTTGGATCTAGAGATCGAGGCTGAAGCTGAAACAGTCGGTAATGCCGGGACGTTCACACCTCTGACGGCTCCAACGGAAAAGCCATTCCTGATGGCCGATGGTATGCTGACGCTCCAGGCTGCGACAAGATCCTTTGAAAATTTCAGCCTCACGATAGAGAATCGTCTCAACACTGAACTGTTTGAGAATGGGTTGACTCGGCATGATATTCCCTTAATAGATCGTGTGATCACATTGGCGACCGATCACCCTTGGGATACGGATAATACAGATCTTGTCAAGCAGGATCTTGATGGTGCTGCCGGCACGCTGGTCTTTACGAATGCGGAAGTCATAACAGATGTGCTGACGTTTGAAATGGCTGCAATTCAGTACGCCAATATCACGCCTTCGATGGGTGGGAAAGATGTCATTCGACTGCCATTGCAGGGCATGGTTCGAAGTTCAGGAACAACGAAAAGTCTAATCGTCACGAATGCCCATGCTTAGAGTTATGAACGATTTTTTAAGTTATCTTGATGAGTTCAATGCGTTTCACAAAATCTCTACGTGCTGATTTATTTATCACGGAATATTTTTAAGGAAAAGAAAATGACGACGTCAGCGTATATTGAGGATGGATACACAGAAACCGGATACATGCAGGAATCACCAGGAATCCATCAGGCAGTGAGATTCGAATTCCGGCCAGTGATGCCGGTGAAAATCAGAGAGGTGCTCGAGCAGTGGGGTTCAATCTCTGCTGCTGAGAAAACGAAGCGAATCAACAATCTAATCATTGACAATTTGATCAAGTGGGATCTGCTCCATAAAGGAAACAGTTTGCCGATCACTGCCGAGGTACTGTCTCGTCTTAAGCAGCCTTTTGTGGATCGGCTTTTCAACATCATTACATACTCGGACATGAGTGATAAGGATCTCGCAGCAAAACAGGATGAGGCAGTGGCAGACGCAAAAAACTAAGAAGAGGGATGGAACTACTCCTGTTTCATCCGAAAGTGGCGTTCAGAGATTGCGAGCATTGTCTCGATTTCGTTTACAACGAGGAGACAGGACAGACGAGAGTCACAAGCCGTGGTGAATGTTGCAAGCGGCTGCCGACTGTGCCTGCTCCCTGTCGAACAAGTAAGGGCTGCCCGAAAGGAACGCCAGAGAATCAGAATGTATTGAGCGAAAAGAATATGCGGGCTTATCAGCATTGGAAAGAATGCAAAGCGATTGGCCAGTTTCCCGATGATCCCACTGTGAGACGGAATGCGGTGATTATACAGGAGCTGACTGATATTGCTGCAGAGCAAAGACAGTTCCAGGTGATGAGTGCGATGATGGGGGGCAGATAATCGTCCTGACAATTACGGATATCAGTTTACCCAGTAAGAAAGCCGAACCGGTAAAGACAAGAACAAAGATCATATATGCGAGATTGCCGAGAAGGTTTTCCCTTCTGGCCACATTAAGGCTGGCCCCAGCGTCTTTAATGTGTTCGGCTCTTACAGCCGCTTATTTGTGGGCAGGGGCGATTAGGCGAGTTATGTTTGCTTAGAGATAAGTGAAAATACAGTAGGCGATTCCAATTATGATTAACAGTGCACCAATAACATTAGGCTTGTTTTTCTCTTCCTCATTCTGTTTGACGAGCTTGTGCAGGAGCTTACCTTCAGGAGAGAGGTCTTTTAATTCAACGGCTTCCTTGGCTTCCTCTGCTTTCCGCTTTTTACGCTCTTTGTTTTCATGGTCTACGCCCAACAAAAACAGTATGCCGACGACTGCGATAGCCAGGATGACCTTTTGGCCGGTGCTGAAGAATTCATGCTCAGGCATATTACATACTCCAGATAACATAGTAGATGATGCAGCCGGAACACACACAGGTGCGGACGAATGTCATGATGCCAAATCTGAACTCAGATATTTTATCCTGTGTATGCAGATGAAGGTGCTGGACTTCGTGGCTCATGCTTGCAAACTCATCTTTTTTTTGGTTTCTCGCTTTGGTACCCCTTGGTCTTTCGATAAAGCCGAACTGGAATGACAGTTATAGCACGAATATGTGCAAATCCAACATAATTGTGTCTCCAAATAATTTTTCAATGGCTCACACTCAGGAGGTAGTCTGATGGGTAATGGTGCCGAGCGCGATGTGCTCATTAAGCTAAAGCTGGTCGCTGATTCAAATAACCAGGCTAAAGCGAAAATCGTTGCAGGTCAAGCAAAATCAGTCGTTACGGCAGGAAATGCGAGCTATAAGAAGCTGGAAAAAATTGCGAACGATAATTCGAAAAAGCTTACTCGGATTGGTAAAACCCAAGCAGAACTAATTGTCCAGATCGCGAAACTCAGCACGGCAGAACAGCTCGAAGCTCACAAAAAACTCACTGAGCGAATCATTGATCTCCTCGAAAAGCAGACAGCCAGTCAGGAAACAGAGGGTGAAAAGCGAGTAAGGCTTGCTGATAAGGCCAATAAAAAAGCGGAGAAAGCGGCAAAGAAACATGCTGAAAAGCTCAAAGCAGCTCAGGAAGCTGTTGTCGCCGGACACCAGAAAGCAAATGAATCAGCAGTCGTCGTAGTGCAGGGACTGGCTGATCTGGTAGAGGGAGCTGCCAATTTAGGATTGGTGAGCGAGGAGAATTTCGAAAAGTTTACCAAAAATTTCAATATGGTTCAGGATGGTATCAAAGTCTTTAAAGGATTCACGGATGTCATCTGGAAAAGTCGCGAAGGGTTGGTCGCATTAGGCACAGCCACAAAAGCCCAGGCAGCAGCGAATGAAATTCTCGCTGCGAGCAATAATAAAGTCGCAGCATCATCGGCAGTGGCAGGTGCATCAGGTACTGCGACTGCCGGATCAGGTGCTGTCGCTACAGGTGCGAAAGCAGCAGGTACAGGCATCGCAATGATCGCAGGTGTTAAAGTGCTCGCTGCTTTGACATTGGCTGCTGCTGAACTGGCATCAATCGCGCTTGTTCTGGCTGAGGGATTCTTAGCTATAGCCAGAGGGATCGAATGGCTAATCGGTGCAAGCTGGGACTGGAATGAAAGTATACTCGTTGCAGGTGACAGCTATCTCCGAGCAGCAGAACAGGCAGAAGAAGCCCAAAAAAAAACAGAAGCCGCTGAAAAGAGAAAGCAGAAGCTGCTCGAAGCTCGGTCTAAGTTCGAAGACGATGAAGCCAAACGAGCTGGATTCTCTAGAGATATGATCCATGCAAATGTTGCTGTGGATGATGCTCGTCAAGGTGGTGTCAGCGACATTGACAAAGAAAGAATCGCAGCTCTGCGAGATGTTCAGCGTGCAGAAAAAGCTGTCGCAGAAGAAAAGAAAATCCAGGAGGAGCGGATCGCAGCGGGTCATTTTGCCAGCCTGAAGAATCGTGTGCGGGTAACAGCAGATCTCGAAAAGGCTCAGGGTCGAATGCTCGTTGCTGAGCAAAATCGCCTCAAGTCGATCATGGATCAAAAGAATCTGATCGCCGAACAGATCAATGCCGAGAAGGAAAAGATCCAGATTGGTAAAGATGCAATGAAGTCTGAGCAGCAGAGAATCCGAGAAAGATTCGGACGTCTGTCAGCAGCAGATCAGGAACGGGCGAAAGAAATTGGCAAAAAGAAAGCCGGAGGTCAGGAACTCAGCAGGCGTGATATTCAGGAACTGGAACGGCTCGGGCTCGCCGGGGATCACGCTTCGAACTTCTTTGCGAATGCAGGCAGGCAAGCGGGTGCTGATTCTGTCGCTGCTGATCTGACTCTCGTCAAGAAGAATGAAGAGCAGGCCGACTCAGAGACCAATCTGAAAAAACTTGAAAGGGAGGAGCTTGCGAGATCTGCCAAGGAGGATCAGCAAAGGGCAGCAGTCATCTCCAGAGCAGAAACCAAAGCGCAGACAACTCAAAACAGAGTCAGCTTGTCGGCTGAGGAGCAGGGTTTACATCATGAGGATCTGCCAGGATTTCGAAAACCAGCGGCCATGGGGAAAGCTGTCCAGCAAGCTGCCGCTGATGGCAGTGATGCAGTCGAGAAGGCATCGATGGAAGTCGTCGGTGCGCTGGGTGACACGTTCGGATCGATGAGGAAAGGTCTGGAAGATATGAAGAAAGAAGTCGAAAAAAACAAACTCTTGGAAAAGGCGTATAAATCCTGATGCAGCATTCATACGGCAATTATAACCACGCGGAGAATGAAGCAGATATCTCGATCACACGATCAGGTCTCGTCGCTGATAATGGTTTCGTTTATGGGTACACAGAGACGTGGGCAATCAAGGGCATCCTGCATGGAGACACTGATGAACTTCTGGTGACAGCGATGGCTGATCTCCATGCAGCCTACTCAATTCAGAATCAAGATCTGGTCTGGGAAAAAAACGGGACGACAATGCATGAGCTGATCAGTGCGAATACGCTAAGCGGTACGCGCGTGACGACACTCCCCCAATTTAGCAAGGACGGTCAAGGCGAGCTGACGACTTTCAGATCTTACGATATCGTTGTTTCTGCTGATGTTGCTTTCGCTGGTCTGTATCTTGACCAGACACAGACGATTGATCTCACAAAATTGACACTGCTCAAGTATGAAGAATCGATTAATTATACGGGAACAGGTGGTCGGCGATTCGGATTCCTGCCGACACTCGAAGGAAAATATCAGAAGCAGCAGCTCACTGAAAAGAGTCTAGTGAGTGTGACTCAATCAGGATTGTCTGTCGGCTTGGGTGCTCGCCCACTTCCCAATGATCCACTCTGGCCCGACGATGAACATCTTGAAAAGCGACAGATCAGATATCCACCAGCCAGAAAGCGTGGCGGTTTTGAAATAGAGTACCCGATTCACTGGTCTTATACATTTGAGCGGAATGATCAATTCCCGACTCCAACCACATAAAGGATTTTTAACATGGCTTCTCATATATGGATTGGTGGTGCTCCTGCCGTTGCCCAAGTCGAATCAGTAACGTTTCCCGATGATGTGGAAGCAGGCCAGATCATCAGCTTTGCACTCGGAGTCAGGACTTTCTCAGTGACTCTGACCGGCACGACACGCGACCTGATCATCGCTGAGGTCGCCTCTGCCTGGAACAATTCAACAATTCCAGAGGTCGCAGAAATCTCGGCGGTGGCCGTTGTGGACGATGACAGCAATCTCACAGGCGTGATGAAGCTCACAGCAAGAACAGCAGGCAAGCCATTTGCGGTGACTGTCTCAATCGGATCAGGGAACAATGAGGTTCAGGTCATCACACTTTCAGGAACAGCAGCGACAGGCGGCACATTCACTCTGACTTTTGATGGACAGACGACGGGAAACATTGCTTACAACGCGAGTGCCGCGACTGTGGATGCTGCCCTCGAAGCGTTGAGCAACATCGGGGCGGGAGATGTGACTGTCACTGGAACGGGACCTTGGACGGTCGAATTTACCGGGGCTCTGGCTGGAACAAATGTCGCATTGATGACAATCGAAACAACGAATCTTACGGGTGGCGTGAATGAGATCCAGACGATCTCAAGTCCAAGCAGCCCCACGGGTGGAACATTCACTCTCTCATTCGGTGGAGAAGCAACCGCACCCATCGCTTACAACGCAAGTGCTGCAACGATTGAGGCGGCTCTTGAATTGCTGACAACGATTCCGACAGACTCCGTCTCATGTGCCGGTGGAGCATTACCAGGAACGCCAGTCACGGTTACTTTTCAGGACGAATTTGCTTCAAGAGATGTTGCATTATTGGTCGCTGATTCGAGTAGTCTGACGGGGGTAACCGGATCTGCTGCTGAGATAACGGCTGGTGGTTCAACAATCAAAGATGCGACTGAGCACTTTTGGAATTTCGAGACACAGGCGTCAGGCGGAAAATTTACGGATAGTGTCGGATCAACGATACTTGATGAACCAAACGCAGGCGTGTTGACTCATGGCGCCAATGGTGTAATTGGAAATGGCGTGCATTATCCCGGTGGTACATCGTCTTCATCCAACTATTTATTGGGCAGCAGCGGAGAACATACTAAGGCAGGAACAGAGGATTTTTCTGTATCAGCATGGGTTAAATTTGATAATGCAACGGCTGGTCTTGGCCGGATCATAATGGCAGCATCAAGTTCATCATTTGTAAATTATCACTTGAAAATGAATCACGATAACACGTTTACTTTCGCGATTTCAGGAACAACTTATACTGTAACGTCGGTTGCGACCGCGACGATCAACATTTGGGCACACGTCGTCGGAGTATATGACTCAGTAAATAATCTCGTAAAAATTAGCGTTGATGGCGCGGCGTTTGTAACGGCTGCAACGTCTACCACTTTCAGCGAACCGTCTTCTACATACCTCAAAGTGGGTGGCGGGTCTCATTCCGGATTAAGCTCCTATGAGTCATGGGAAGGTTACATCGACGCCGTTGGTATTTATAGTTCAGCACTGACTATCGGGCAGGTTGGCGACTTGTACAATTCAGGAGTTGGAGACGAGTATCCGTTTCTATCCGCCGGAAATAACGAAGTTCAAACACTCACACTCACAGGCTCACCTACAGCAGGCAGTGTGACTGTCTCTTATCAGGGAGTAGGCGTTGACATCCCTTACGATGCAACGGCATCAGAGGCTGAGGTCTTGCTCGATACTATCTCGACAATCGGGAGTGGCAATGTGAATGTGAATGTGACTGGTGGCCCGTGGCCTGGGACTGCTCTTGTTGTTGAGTTCATCAATGATCTGGCTGTGACTGATGTGGAGCTGCTAGATATGGATACATCAGCCTTAGTAATGCTCGTCACTGAGACCACGAAAGGAGTAACCGCTCCAGTTGGGTCAGTGGCGACGACGGTCACTCCATTGACGCAAACCGAGACCACGGCGAGTGAAGGGCCGAATGACTGGAGCATCGCCGCTAACTGGAATTCGAACACAGTCCCGGTCACAAGCGATACCGTTTACATCTCTGACACTGATGTCAGTATCCTTTACGGATTAGACCAGAGTGCAGTGACTTTGGCTGCTTTGCACGTCGAGCAAACATTCACCGGCTTCATCGGATTACCTCGCACGAATTCCGATGGAACGAATTCTTATTTTGAGTATCGAGACCAGTATCTAAAAATCAGGGCGACATTGATCAACATCGGAGACAAAGAGGGAGATGGCTCTGATCGTATCAAGATTGACCTGGGATCGGTACAAAGCACAGTGCTGATTACCGACTCTGGAACTGGGGAAGATGCGAACACTCCGGCTATTCTCTTACTCGGAACTCATGCCAGCAATGTGATTGACATCAATCGCGGATCTCTGGGAGTCGCTTACTATCCGACTGAGGTTTCTACCATTGCTACTTTACGGCAAGCATTCTTTGACGATGCGGCGAGCGATACAACTGTCTTTCTGGGTGCCGGCGTGACGATCACTGACATCATCAAGACAGGCGGCGATCTGGATATCAATTCAGCGACGACGACTTTCAGACAGGATGCAGGAGAGACTACGATCCACGCCGGGGCTCATGCTGCTCTGGATGTGAATGATGGAACTCTGAACTACAACTCGACAGGTACGGCGACTGCAATCAGTCTGGCAGGTGATGCTGTTCTGAACTTCAATCAGGATCGCAGGCCGAAGGCTGTCACAGCTATCACAAAGAAAAGTGAAGGCTCAGAGATCTTTGACGACTCCGGTTGCATCAGTGCCCCAGTCATCGTGATGCAGGACATCAAAAATTTTGAGCAACTGCATTTCGCAAGCAATTACACAGTGACGCTCACATAAGGGAATCCTGTGGAAAAGAATACTACAAAGTATGAACACGTTGGATCAGTTTCTTATCCAGGCATCGTGCAGATCGTGGGTGCGAGTTACACTCGATCGCATGGTATCGCTCCCGGTGTCTGCATCATCGAGATGGCTCCGCAGCCCCTTGATCCTAAAAATAAGAACTATGTGCAGATCGAGCAGAATGGATATCTCAAATTCCAATTCGATACGGTTGAAACCAAAACGGATGCAGGAGGTTTCGCTACCACAAGGGAAAGCACGATCCAGATCTTGATGCAGGGTTGCCGACCAGATAAAGCTGCATTGAGACGCGCAGAGAATAATGAGATCTGGCAGATCCCGATCTTCGATCGTCGCTGGAAATGGAAGTTCGGATCTTTCTCCGGACACTGGAACATCAAGAAGAACGGCATTATCGAGAAACGCAAAGAAAAAACAGTTCGACAATTGGCTGACATGTGTCTCGAAGCAATGGGCGAATTGAACTACGACACAAAAGATCTCGACGAATTAGAGAAGCTGAAAAAATTCAAGTACAGAAAAGCAGTCAGGCCCGAAGTTCACTGGGATCGCATTGCTCCAGCTCAGGCTCTTGATGATCTGGTGAACTCAATCGGATACCGTGTCTGCTTGGGGTGGGATGATCGAGTGAGGATCAGGAGAGCAGGTGTAACGAAGCAGAATTTCGGGAACAATAATATTCTGCCGACTGATGATTTGATGAGCGGAGGCTTCGAGAGCGATCTGCCTGAGGTGCCTGAATCGATCACCGTCGTCGGCAATCACACAATGCACGAAACAGCTTGGGAACTGGAAGCAGTCGGGCTGGATACTGACGGCATGTGGAAGCCGATCAACCATCTGAGCTACAAGCCGAATGATGATAATGGCTGGCACATATCAAGCCCCCCGACATTCCCTAGAATTGAGCAAGAGTTGAAAGAAGTCGAGGATAACAAAAAACCGAAAGAGCCAGAGTTCCTGCGGAGAAAGAAAAGCCTACAATTAGCGAGGGAAACGGTCTTTCGTTGTTATCGCCTCAAGTATCCAGTCGGCACAAAAGAAGACGAAACGCTCAGAAAGAAATATGACAAGCTCGGTGATTTAATCGCTCATGGAGTAAGGAACGGAGATCAATACGGTGTCTTCAATTTCTTTAATGCTAATTTTGATTATGAAGTAGAGGAATATGAAGAAGCAGGACGCGAGTTATTTCGTAAATCAAGGCCGGTTCTACCGGGGCCAAAGCAGAAGAATCCAAAAACAGGAAAACTCGAAGATTATGTACTCGAGGAATTCAACCAGGTGCTTCCCTGTTTTGAGACGCGGGCAGAGCTGTCGATCAATCCTTATACTGGAAAGCTGGAAAGAAAACCGGCGTCGATGGTCGGCAGTATCTGGGATGAAGACAAGCGAAGCAACACACAGCTGAATGTGCCAATTCAGCGGGATAAGTATGAGATACTTCCCGATCTGGGAATCATAAAATTCAAAGAGCCAATCATTCGACTGGGGACAATCCAGGTCACAGATGAAAACGGAAAAAAAAGCCCGAGCCTCAAGAGACCATTCCCTGCAAGGCTGCTGCTGCTGATTGCGACTCCCCTCAAGTCGATCGTTGGCGAAACGGCTCGCTATGAATATGAGTACAAGATCCCTGAGAAGTACAAAAGCAAGCCAGCTAGTCTGCCCAAAGGGTTGAAAGATAAACCGCAGAAAGTTCCAAAAGATCCAGGCACAAAAGTCGTGATCAACAATCAGATTGTTCTGGCATATCGGGCGGTTTATAAGTTCTTTCACAATTCGAAGAAGAATAACGCGATCGACATCAAGCAGCATGAAGTAGATACGAATTTCAAAAAAGAAGAACTAGAAAAGCAGGCACTGGCGACAGTTGCTGTGGAGTCTCTCAATATCGTAACTCAGGACGGTGGCTCTGGTGTTTATGCAGGACTGAAAAAAATCGAGATCGATGGAGCCATTCATCAAGTCACGATCAGTCGCAATGAATCAGGCATGACGACTACGATCTCTCGCAATAGAGAGATTGCGCCGATCGTTCCAGACTTCGACGAAAGACAACGCGAGGCGAGTCTGAAAGAGATGATTCAATCACAAAGTCAGATCATCGATAAAACGCAGAAAGTAAAGCCAAAGGGATAATATGCTCAATGATATGCTAAACAGCCCCGGTGAATGGTTTGATTGTCTGAACGTCGGTGATGATTATGAGAAAGAGGAAGATCGCAGAGATGATATAGATCTGGTGATTCCTGATCATTCATGTGTTGAGGTCGTCGGCTTTCGTAGAATCAATGACGATCATTTCGTGCATGAGGTCAGACTGCTGAAGCAGAGGAGTATTGCCTCATCAACAAAGGATGAGAACTTTGTACCATCATCAGGAGCTCAGGCTTTCACAGGAGAGGGGGCCATCCTCAAAAATCACCAGGGCAGGATGAAATTCCCGCCTGCTTTTTGTCGCTTCAAAGAAGAAAGCGTCGATGTCGCAAACGATAAAATATTCGGTCGATACAAGGCACCGAAAAGAACGCTCGGTGGAAAATATACTGACGAAGAATATGATAAATTCGAACAGCAGGAAAAGCTGTTCGGTCAAGGCGTGATCACCAACTTGCTTGGCAGTCCGACTGGTGAGCTTCAACTGCCTGAAGATGTTGAGGACTCAGATCAATTCTCACAAGTCGGTTGGAATGTCTTAGGGGTTTATAAATATAACACAGGAGAAAAAACGAAAGGAAAAAAAGATGACGAAGATCTAACTAAAAACTTATTGGCGTATGTTGCGCCTGCTGCCCAATCAACACAGCCGAGCATTGTTTTTCTGACGAAGGAACCTATCACAAATGAGATCTTCACCACGGGTTCGGTAGCAGTTGATATCATGGAATACGTCAACCCAAGGTCAGCAGCGTGGAATCACACGATGCTGCTCGACTTCGCCGGGGCGTTCGGTCATCAATATGAATTCGAATTGGTCTGGGGCAGTCTTGGAACAGTAGGACCATTTGAGATTCAGTCTGATGGAACGGATATCCAAGCAGCACTTGAGAGTCTTCCAGGTGTGGGTGAAGGAAATGTAAAAGTCTACACTCCCGGTATTCGAACAGGTCGATTTATACTTGAATTTATGGGCGATCTCGCGGGAGTAAGAATGCCTCAAATGTACTGGCAACGGATCATCCATATTCATCCTGACCCCCCAGTGGCAAACAGTGTATCTGGGTCACCAGATATACCACCGATCAAACAATTCGAGCTTCGAGATTATGATTATCGAATTCTCCCCGGAACTCACACGGTTCAGATCACTCCAGCCTCGAAACCGCTGAATCATTACCAGAGATGGTACGGGGCTGGAGGTTATTATGGTGCAGGTCGCTTTGGGTACGGCTATGGATATTATGGCGGCGGGGACTATGGCTATTACGGTGGATGGGGCGGCGGTCCTCTCGGATATTACGGTGGAGCATACTTCGGAGGGCTGGGTTATAATTACAACAATCTATACGGTGGTTACTACGGACCGGGGGGCTATAACGGTGCTTTCCTTGTGGGGCCGTACACCTACGATGCAGACGGAGTACTCACACCTAACGGACCTTACAACGTACATGGGTTCAATGAAAACGGGTTCGATAAAGATGGCTATGACTACGGTGGTTTTGATGCCAGTGGTTTTGATCGTGAGGGCAGACAGTGGGGGTACTATGGAGTGTGGGGCCACTTCCATCAGAGCGTCGAGCATGAGCATAAAAACGATCATGGTATCGTGAATTATTATGCACTGAATGTGTATCAGCATACATCGGCAGGATCATTCGGAATTGCGAACTACGTTCAGGGTGGCGGGTACGTGGTCGTGGAATTGGAGCAGCGTGAATTCTGGATGGACGTCGTAGAAGAAGAACCTGCTCAGCTCACGACTTACTAG